ACATCATCAGCGAAGTCTAGCGGTTTACCATTCAAACCGAAAGGAAGACCAGTGTTTTTGTCTAGCTCACGATTGAATAGATAGTTTCCGTTACCGTCTTTTAACTTAGCGATGTTTTTGAAGTTAGCACGTTTAGTTAAGAATACCGCTCGTGCTTGGTATGCACCTTTTAAGCTGTTTTGTAGGTCAATGATCCCGTCTGCTGTAAAGTTGGTAGCGTGTCCTGATACAACTTGCTCAATTTTGCTTGCTTCATAAGTACCTGGAGTTGTCCAAGCATCGTAAGTCATAAACCCACGAGCTTCACCAACACCTGAACCGGTTACGAAAGAAGTATTTTCAAAGATGTCAAAATCTTCTTGAATGTCTGCTTGTAACCAAGGAACGATATTGAAGTCATCATCCTCAAGCATATCTTTGGTGGTGCCTGGCATTGAGTAAATGTTATGAGTTTGGATAGGTTTCAAATCATATTCACGTGTGTTGGTTTCTGATCTGGTTCCGCGCTCACCTACTTTAGTAGCTCCAACTCTAGCACCGTTTAATACAGGGATTTCAATAGCGTTTTTACCTGTAGTGATAATACGGGCATATTTGCGGATAGGTGATGTTTCAAAGGTTCGCGTGCGTTCAGGTGCGAGCCGTTGAGGGGTTACGAAATAGCCACCATCAGGATCTGAATCGGTTGACAGTGTTTTGATTTCCTGTTCGCTAAAATGTTTCTGTGCGTATTCGTCGAAGGATTCTTTTCCTGCTCCACGAGCGAATTGATTGAACTTGCTTTCCCAACCTTTTTGGTCGAAATCTACTGATTTGCTTTCAATGGCTGCGTTCTGCATAGACTTTAATTCGTTTGCTGTATCAACAGCTTTAACAATGTCTGCTGCCATCTTATCAAGCTTAATTTCAAGCTCTGCGGACTTTTCTTCGCCCTTTTGAATCGCTTCATTGTGGCTAGTCTGGAAAGCGTTTAAGGCTTTCAAACCATCTTCGAGTGTTTTGATTTCTGTCATTTAATTGACCTCCTGTAATTTTTCGAATAGTGCTTTTAAATCAGGGTTTAATTCAGCGTCACGCTGTTCAACCTCATCAGCATCACACTGATCAATTGATTTATACCCATCACTTAAAATTCTCTTGCTTTCTGTTCTGCTAAAGCCTGCTTCTCTTAATGCTTTCTCAGCGGTTCGAATATCCGCTGTTTTTGCTTCTAACACTGATGCCTGTTCATTTGCAGGGAACGTTACAAAGCTCACTTCATACAGCTTTTTGATTGTTCCAATCTCACGGATACCATCATCATTGTATTTGTGATCCCCGATACTAAACCCAATAGACATCTTATCCATTGCTTTAGCCTTAACTTCTACTTTTAAATCGCGCCCTTTAGCAGTGTTGAGGAACTTACCTTCTACGATAACCATTGACCCCTGCTCGTAGATGTCAGTCATCTTGTACCCGATATCACGGCTATTATGTTGGATTAACCCTTTAGGCATAACGCCCGATTGTTTAATGTCTTCGATACAGCCTTTAAAAGCACCTTCTTTGATAACATCGTCCACCTGATCTATATTGCCGTAGGTAGACGCAACCGCTTTAAATGATCCGCAGTACAGCTCTTTGTCATCCTCTTCCGCTTCTTTTGTTTCTATTTCAATGCTAAATTCTTTGCGTTCTATGGTCATTTTCAGCCCCTTAAACAAAAAAAGACGCCCCCAGTATATGGGAACGCCTTCATTTGATAATGATCGGTCGTTAAACCTTTTAATTATTCGTTTTCGATAGTTTTAGTTTGTGCTTTGCCTTTACCTCAATCAAGGATATTTGCCCTTGGTGAATCTCTATGTTAATTGTACCATACTCCGGGATTTTTTCATCAATCGGGTTTAAAACCTTCTGTAACCACGCTAAAATCATTTTTTCAATTCTCTCCTATATCGCAGAAAGCACCGACAATTAATAAAGTTTCCTAGCGGTGTACTTCTATCGCCCGGCCCGTCTGCCCTTGCTCCACCCGGTATACTAAACTTCTGATCGATCAACACTTCCACGCCTTCCATTAATACATGGTCAAACGTTGCACCCTTTGGAATAGACCTTACCCGTTCGTCTTTAGCTGTTACCCAAATCTTATAGTGATTGTAATCTTCGTCTGTTGTGCTCTTGGCTGTTTCCTGTTGCCCGAAGTTTAACGCCCCGTGAATATTAGTAAACCCGACAACCAGCGTTCTATATATGCTCTTCTCTTCAGCCACCAATAACAATGCGCTTAGTTTATCACCTAATAGACCCTTGCTCTCCATTGCTCGGCTTATCAGGGTGCTTATGTCTTTTCTGGTAGTATCTGCAATGTACCTTGCATCTATTTCAGCTTCACGCGCTGCATATAATTGAAATTCCTGTGCTTTTTCCTTGGCTATGTCTCGCGCTGTCTTTGCATCTAACCATAACGCATCTAAGAAAGTGCGTAGTAGTCGCTCTGATCCTGACCGCATAGCCCTAGAGTTTACTTGTGTTAATAGTTCTTTTAATCGCGTTTGGTGTTCTTGATATAGGGATTCTGGTATTAGCCCGGTGCTGTCATATTGCTTTATTGCGTCCTGATAGGTTCGCTTGAATTCTCGCGTTAGCTTCTGTTTAAACCTGTTATAGATCAGATCTAACAGTTTATTATTCCCTGATTCTGCGCGTGTCCGTGTCTCGTTATATCTTGCCATAGATATCGTTTAAGAGTTCCAATGCTTCATCAATAGTCGAACCGTTTTTCACTTCCTGACCAATAAACCGATGCTTCATTTCTTCTTTTTCTGGGTTACTGTTCCCGCCCTTTGGCAAGGTGTCACCCTCTGGATGATCTTCATATCCTACCGCTTCACGTTTCTCGTTAGGTGTAAGATATGTAATCCCGTTCAGTTTCTCCATAGTAGCGTTTTCACGCTGTCGCATTACCATTGTATTGGTGTAGTCAGGTTCTAGTATTAGATTGTCACAATATAGCGGTAACAGCTCAGCATTCAGAATATCAAAGTAATCTTTTGTTAAAGGTAATACGGCATCTTCATATAACTGTTCATAGGCTTCTTGTTTGTTTGTGTATTTGCCCTGTTCTTGGTTGATCAGTTCCATTGGTACGCCCCAAGCAAGCGCAATATTATAGGCTTGTTGCTTCAGCGTTTCATTGCTGTTCATATCGTCGGGATTAATACTGATCTGCTGCCAAGTTGCCCCACCTTCTAACAGCTTCGGTCTTCCAGCATATTCTGGACCCGTCTGCGCTTCCATTTCCTTTTTCATACGCAAGAACTCATCATCCGTCAATTTTCTTTCGGCGGGGATAGTCAAAACGCCTGTAGGCTGTGCGCCATTCTTCGCTAGGTTGTACACCATTTTGGAAAAGGTGTTATGAGTATCAATTGAATAGGATGCTGGCAGGATAGGTGATAAACCGTGATAGTCATTCTGCGGGTTAAACTTACGCATGATCATTAGATTACACTCGCCTATAGTGTTAACCTGAAACGTGATACCTGAATCATATTCAGGGTGATATCTATACTCAGAATTATAATGATTTTTGCCTGGCAAGTTGTTAACGTTGTCCGGTCTTAAGGCGTATAGCTTCTTCGGTGGTGCATATTGAATGGTGCCGGGGTTGTTCTCGTACCACCTTTGGATATAGTTTTCACCATAGATTAGATACTGGGTCGCTAATCGCTCTAAATGGTGCGCTTGTGATATACCTGTATACGGTCGTTTCAGCAGGTCTAACACCGGATGCTGTTCTATTTCTTTCTTATCCTTGCCCCGCATTTGGTATAGTAAATAATCACACTTCCTAAATTGTCCCGTAATTACGCTGATACATTTATAGGTGATTATGTTCTTGATAAAGCCTTCTCTAGCTAGTTTTGGATCGTTATAATCTAAAAACTCATAGCTGTTATTGAAGACCATGTATGACTTATAGTCCGCGCTTTTCTTTTCCTTTTTGAAGAACGGTATTTTAAATTCCATATTGGCAGCCCTTTTTGAAATGTATATACAATGTATGTTTCTATTATAACCCGAAAAAATAAATTATCAATTATAGCGTTCTGATTCTTACCGTAACCATTTCATTTTGTGATAGTTCAGTGATAGCGTATACCATAGCATCATAACGGTTAGGGGATGAACCTGTACCGTCATAAGTTGTCATTTCTTGTTCTAGTTCTGGGAAGCGTCCAATGTGATGTACTCGCCCTGCTTCATACAATGCTGCAACTGGTTCAGCTCTTGCTATCTTTGATTTCTTAGCGTGTATCAATTTAGGCTCAATCATATCATCGATGTTATGAAGGTTCATTTTAACCAGATCCCCGCCCTGATTCTTTTCAGCTATGATCGTATCAGCGTTTGTTTCCTTGTATTCACCTATAGCCGTTTGCGCCCATTGTTTGTTTGTGTATTGCCCTGAAACATCGTGCCATACATAAAAATGTGCTGGCTGTTGGTGATCCATTGCAGCAGTAATTATACCGCATTCATCATTAACATCATCTGACACCGAAGGGTCAACGGCTGTAACTATCCGCTTAAACTCAGGCATTTTATCTGCCTGTATCCTGTACGGTGAAATCATTGTTGCCATCTTCCACAATGCACCCTCAACATCTTGCAACGGATGCCCTAGATAGATATGGTCATACCTTGCAGGGTTAGCTATCCGGGTATTCTCAGCCTTTTCCAAGAATGTAGGGTGTAAATTGTCGTAGTTATCTAAATAACTTGTGTATATATATAGTGTGCGTCCTATCCTTCCATTAAAGGTAATCGGTATATCTCGGCCACCTTCACCCTTACCCGCAAAGAAACGCTGATATACAAACGAATGCACGTCTGTAGGGTTCCACAAATTAACTACCCTGGTAATGGATGAGGGCGAAGAGATTCCCGACGATGGAACCGAAACGGCTGCAAGCCCATACGATAAAATAGAGGATTCTATCAGGAC